TGGGCGCGTGGAATGTTCATCAGCGCTACCGCTCTAAACTTGAAGGTGCTACGACAGAGATCTTGGTTCTCGCTCGACCTGATCGACAGAACTGAAAAAAAACCGCCTCCCGTTTTGCTGAATTGTTATACAATGAGTCAGGACGGGAGGTTTCTTCAATGAGAACTCCAGATAAAACAAGCCCGAGGTTGGTTGAAATCGAGAAGCGGCTCGAGCGCGCGAAGCATATCCTTGCGGCGTTCATCCCGCTTCACGTCGTGATCGATCGGAAGGTTCATGGACTGAACAACGAGATCAAGACGCTCGAGAACGAGCGCCTGAAGATCCAACAAGGTCAGTTGCCAATGTTCGATGAGAGCTTTTGATCATCGCGCGTAGGATGCTGATCTGCTTCAGGAGCTCAAGGATGAGCTTCGCTTTTTCTTCATCGGTTGTCTCACTGTCGGCGAGCACGAGTTGAATGCGCTTCTTCTTAACGACGATCTCGTCGCTCCAGGCGCGGCGGTTACAGGCGATCGTGATCAGGTCGAAGAGACCCAGGATCACGCAAGACCTACCTTGTACTTGCCGTCGACGAAGTGAAGGACTTGCCCGCGGGGGTTCGACGTGAAGCTGACGTGTACCCAGGTCGGCTCGAGAATCATTTGATCGATGCCTATAACCCAACAGAGGGGAGCGAGGAACTTCGCGGTCTCGAGCGGCGTCCCGAATTCGGGGCATACGAAATCGACGGCCTCGGCTTTCATGTGTTGCGACGAGCTCGAGCCGCCGACGAGACGGTTCACTTCGGGGCCGCGGTAACCTGACAGGATCTTCACGGGGAGCGACTTCAGTGCCGCCCGAACGCGCTCCATGCCGGCGAGAGTGAACTGCGCTGAAGTCTTGAGCTCGGGCGGGAGCTCGTTGCCGATCCCCGCGCGCGCGGCCGCTTCGGATCTGATGAATTCTTCGTAGCTGAAGTGACGTGTGAAAATCATTGTTCCTCGCTTGCTCCAGATCTCATGCGCGCGAACGCTGTTGGAGTTCCTACGAAGTTCGCGATGCCGTCAAGGTCCTTCGTGTTCTGCTTCACTTGAACCTTCAGCTCGGCGATCGCGATGCGCATCGAGATCCATGATCCGACGATGCCGGCGAGGTTGGCAACTGCCAACCCGCCGAGAACGAGCAACTGATTCAGCTGATCGTTATTTGCTTCCATTTGCGGGGGATGCTTCGGGTGCTGCGATCGGGATCTCGATCGCCTGGGCGTCCTTAACGGCTTCCTTAACTTCAGCGGGTGTGACGCCGAAGACGAGGTAGATCACGGTCAGCGCGACCGCCGCGATGTAGCCGAGGATTTTCTTTCGCGTGAATAAGAGTCCTGCGACTCTGGTTAACCAAACGGGCATGGGGGAACTCCTTTGTGTTCCCCCCTCATCGGCACGATCGCGGCCGGACTTTAGTGCTTGATCAGATAGTTCAGGATGATCGACGGTTGAAGGTTCAAGTGAGGATCCCCGCCGCCGGTGTTCTGGTTCGTCGCGGTCGTGTTCTGGTTCGTCGCGGTCACGGTCGCGTTGTTGTCGATCAGGTTGGTGTTTGAAGCCGAAGTAGTCGACTGTCGAACGTAACCGGATCCCGCGGAGAAGCCACCAGAGTTATCGAAATATTTTTCGTTGTGAGTGTGCGCGTCCTGAGTGTGAGTGTGCGCGTTTTGCGTGTGCGTGTGCGAAGGCATTTCAGCTGTCGTCAGTGTATGACGTTCGGTGCCTCCGACCGCTCCGAGAGTCGTCCCGTTCGGTGTGAGCGTGGCGCTCGTAGCTCGACTCGCTGCTGAGCCTCCCATGTTATCTTTACCGACCGCCGTGCGGCCGCGGAGATCAGGAAGGTTGAAAGTCGTAGAGCCGTCGCCGGATCCGTAGGCCGTCGAGATCACGTCGAAGAGATCAGAATACGTCGAACGAGAGACCGCGGATCCGTCGCAGAGAAGGAATCCTGTAGGTGCAGAGGATCCCGCGAAAGGGCATAGAGCTCCGACCGGCATCGGCCGAATGAAGTCCTTCAACTGTTGCGCGGTCACGCGGTAGGTTTGAATCCCGTCGTCGCCTGGAAGGTTCACGTCCGCGGTGACGTTGTCTCGAAGCTGCAAGTCCGTTATTTTTTTATTTGCCACGCCTGGCCTCCCCTATATGTCCAAAGTGATTTCAGTGTAAATGCCGTCAGGTACCATTTCAAAGAGCATCTGCTCGAGCTCGTATTGAGACTGGAAACCCTTTACGGTTTGAAAAACGATCTGATCATCTTCGTCGTCGACGATGTTACTGTTCACGAATTCGTCGTCGACGATCTCGCGCGCGATGAAGTTAGACAAGACCACGCCGTCGGCAACGATATCGATCGTCAGCTTGCCTGGAGCCGGGACGCCGAAAGTCACTTCGACCGTGTCGCCGAAGATGTTCGTGAAAACGTCGAGGTATCCTTCGAAGGTGCCGGCGACGAGGAAGGTGTCGAAGATCGTCTTGAATGAATCCCTGAAGATCTCTCTCGGGATCGCGCGCGTCAGGGGGGCGAGCTTGTTGTCGTAGATGAGCTCGCCGAGAACAAAGCAAGCGTAGGCCTCGTCGAAGAACTCATCCTCGTTTTCAGACAAGAGCGCCGCGATCGGCGCGCCGGCGTTGTAGAACTTCAGCTCTCTTGCGTCCCCTTTGAACGTCTGCATTTAAACCTCCACGAGCGTGATGTTCTCGAGAGAGATGTCGAAAAGGTCGTTGTAGTTCGCGTCGTAGATCGCGCTCGAGTAGCTGGGCGATCCATCGTCGACTGCATACTCGAGAAGGACGCTCGCCGCCCAGGGCGCGTCGATGAGACTGAAGTACCGTTGAGGTTCGAAGTTTTTTCCGAGACGGTAGCGCGCTTGAATGTTCGCGAGAAGTTTCGCTTTCGTATCTTCGGGACTTCCAACGAGATCCTCGTTGTTCTCAGAGAGAGTGATCGTCAGCTTCAGAAGAGTCGGGATCCGGTTCGGCAAGTTGTATTTGAAATCGAAGCTCTGACCATTAGAGAGAGTGATCGACTCCGACTCTGTTCCCTGGGTGACCGCGCCGGCGACTGTGATCTCTGAAATCAGAGTACAGAGCGCGAGCTTCGTCGCGGCGTAGTCGGTATCGTCAACGCCGCCCGAGAGAGCGGTCCCGGACTTCGTCGCGCCCACGTTGGTGTCGTTGTCAGTGTACGCGAGCGCGATCGAGTTTCCTCCAGTGCCGCCCTTCTTCGCTGTGATCTCGACGACCGCTCCGTTCGCCTTCGCGAACACTGTTGCTCCAACGGTGTGGGCGTTGATCTGAGAAGCGAGAGACTGCGCTGTAGCTTCGTTGGAAGTAGCGGCTTGGAAGGTCGCCGCTCCGGGAGTCACCGATCCAGTCTGCGCGGTGAATGTAGTTCCAGCGATGCCGACCGAGTCGTCAGTACCAGAGACGAGGTTCGCGTAGCTCGTGATCGTGATGTTACCTTCGGCCGGCGTGCCTGGGTTCGCATCGATGCAGATCGAGATCTTGCCGGCGTCGGCATCGATCATCGGCTTGACCGAGGCGATGAAGCCTTCATCCTCGAGCTTCTCGATGATTCCCGGATTCGTAACAACAGGACGCGATATCTTCGCATTCACCTGTTCGAAATACTGCGTCAGCTTCAGGAAGATCTCAGAAGTCTTTACTTCGTTTTTCTGCATCTCCTGCGCGAGCGCGTAGAAGTATTTGTAGAAGTTCGTCCCTTGGAAGGTTTCAGTCGTGTAGGAAGTTCCGAACTGAGTATTGATGTTGTTCATCAAGTTGTTCATGATCGTTTGAATGGTCGAGGGCGTGTAGCCCGCTTCCTGTGAATACGGCATGTGTTACCTCGCGACGAGGCCCGTGGAAGTTTCCTCGGGCGAAATGTTAAACGTGTACTTCTCAGCAAGTGCTTCGATCTGTTCGATCACTTCAGCGACGTTGATCCCGCTCGTCACCAGGCGCTCCACGCAATACGCCTTGAAGCTCTCGTTCTGAAACTTGAAATCCTCGGTCAGGAAATAACGAAGATCAATCCCGAAGTCCTGAAGGTATTCCAGAGCTCCGAGTTGCGTCGATAGGATGTTCTCGGCCTTGCTGACCTGGGTGTCGTACATTCCGAGATCTTGCCCTTCGGCTTCGTCGGCGCTGAGAATGTCGATCATTTGAGAGCTCCCTTCAACTGTTCAAGCTCCGACTTTGTCTGAGCGATCGCCGTGACTTTTGACGTGATCGTTAAGACCGAAGTCGGCAACGTTGGCGGCGGCGCGGTCGTCGGTCCCGTCATGCCGGCACCGATCGCCGTCAGTGCCGTCGCGATCTCTGTGAGGGCCGCGGATAGATCGGTCAGAGCGGTGATCGACTTCTCGATCGTCGTCTTGATATCCGTCGCGCTCGAAGGGAAGTATCGCGCCCGATCCTCATCGATCAACAGGATCCCTGAGCTCGCCTGCTTCCCTTCGCTGAGAACCGTCGCCTCTGGCACGAGCGCTTCATCCGCGGTGACCTTGCCGTCTGCATCGCACGTCGCATCTAAAATCTTAGACATAGCCAACCTCGGAGTAAAGCCACGTCAGGCGCTCCATTGAGAACCACGCTGAGAAGTCCTGCACGCGACCATCAACCGTGATGCTCCCCGGAACGATCAGGCCAGGCGAAACGAAACGCTTGCCTGCTTGCTTCACGGTCGTCTTAAGAACCGTGAGCTCGAGCGGCCGCACGACGTCCAGAGAGAAGTCGTAAACGAAGCCGTTCGCTGCGAAAACTTCCCAGGGCTTGCCGGCGAAGGTCTTCGTCGCTGGGATACCGAGAAGGTCCTTCCCCTTGATCGAGTAGTCGGGCGCGGCCGCGAGCTTCGCGAAAGTGTAGTAGTGGTCACGTGCGACGAGCTCAAGACCTGTCGTCGAAACGAAGGAAGAGATCTCCCCGCTCTTCGTTTCCTCGAAGATGAAATAACCGTGAAGGCACCTAATCTTCATCAGGCACCGCTATCCCGAGATAAACGTCGCTGTTGCCGGCGATGTAGACCGCGTGACCGTCGAACTCGAAAGGGTTGACGTCGTTGAGGTTGATCGAGAGAAGGACGCCTTCGTAAAGAAGAGAGACGAGGTTTCCCTTCGTCACGAGGATCGTCTTCACGCCCAGGTCCTCGAGCTCGAGCTCGTATTCCTTCGAAACGAGATCGAGGGCGTTGAACTCCAGAAGGTTGAAGATCTTATACCAAGTGTAAATCATAGAGGGAGAGCTCCTACGGTCTTGCCGACGACGGGAATGTCAGGCGGCTTCACGGGGTTCTTCGTCCCGCGCGAGAGCTCGAGCTTGATCGTCATGAGTTCGTTCTGCGCGTTCTGGTTCGCCGAGAAGTTATGGAGCACGCCACGGAAGACGGTGATCGGTCCGTGAATGTAGGTGATCGCGTATTCCTTCGAGGTCACCTTGTCGAAGGCCTGATCGATCAGCGCGACGAGAAGAGCAAGACCGATCGAATCCTTGCGAGCGACGAGGTTGATTGAGATGCCGGTTCCGATACCGCGCTGATTCACTTCGGGAGTCGTCCCGTCAGAGAGCGTCTGAGTTTCGGTTTCGATATCGACGTTCTTGTCTTCTGAGTCGATGAAGATCCCGGTGAGTTCTTCGCTGAGATAGATCGGGATCGGCGGCTGTTCGATCACGGTCGCGATCTGCGAGATCACGGGGATCTTTGAGACCGTTTCAGAGAGAGAAGGCGCGAGCTTGCT